GCTCGTAGTGATCGTAGGGTGCTCTCCACCTCGAGTTCATTACTGAACTCTTCTTGTTCACGATCCCAATATCGTCACCGATACGAGGAGCAAGGTAGTCAAGTGGCCTTTCGGGCCTATTGGCTCTTCTTGCGCTCTTATACAGGAATTGTATAAGGTCGTGAGCACTCTGAGTGGGTATCACCTTTGATTTACTAGTCAAAGAATGATATTTGTACTCATATCTATGAAGAACTTTGTTATAGCGCTTCTTCAAGTGCTTAACAGAGTCCCCACAGAATGAGGCCATCCCAGCAGAGTCATGAAGTATACTCGTATCTTTTGGATCCGAGCTGCCATGGGTAACCGCCGTGATTATAAAGTCATAGCGGCTAAGATATGACATCAGCCAACTGGCTGTGTGCCACATCCCACGGAGGAATAGGTTATTTGCCGATTCCGCCATACTTACGGCTACTTCATGAGAGGGGTTGTTTGAGAATCTCTTGATGCGTGCAGGCGTTACTTCAACGCCGTTGTATGCATCAAGCCCGCAGCTTTCTCGAAAGTTACCTTTCGAAAAGGTTTTGGTGAGATTAACCTTGAGTTGAAGAAACTCGAGGATCTCAAGCAACTTTGGTAGTGTGCTAGTTGGAACGATGATATCGTCCCCGAAGACTCTAACTCTTTTGGAGCTAGAGATGATATTCGATCGAGTTACTTCTTCATCTCTCGCTATGAGATCCGAAGCTATGGCAAACATCGAATAGAGTATTGTCTGCACCGGAAAGGTGCAGGCAGAACCTTGGGTGAAGCACTTTTTCAAGACAATTGTCTGGAAATGTAGCTTAGACACACGGTTCACCATCATGCGTGTTCGGCAGGCATGTAGCCTTTCGAGCAATGTAGAGTTAGCTCTAAGAGCACGCTCTACCGTCCAGCATGAAAGCCTATCAGACGCGGACTTCAAGTCGACAGTAGCATAGCTACGGTCGATACTTGAAGCTAAAGCCATCGATCTGTTTGGCTCTTGCGCTCCAAAGGAAACGCAATTGTCAAGATCAGTTCGCTGGATTCTTCGCTCCAGTTGGTTGCGTACCAACTGCTGTATCCATTGATGATAGTTAGGTTCGGAGGCGATAAGCCTCGGTCCTGACATAGTCTTTGGAACAGCGATAAGCTTGGAAGGAGCCTCATGATTGAGGTAATCCGTTCCTGGACACTCCAGATTGCTTGGTGCTGAGAAATCAGCTCGAGCATATCTGTCATAAGGGAAGACATGGTCGAGTTTCGCTGGCCAGCAGCTAAAATCAAATTTTGATTCGCTTTTAGCCAGGTTTGAAACTCTTCCAGTTCCATGCTGAGGCAATTCGTCTGGATCTTCATCATGAAGGTCTCCGAATTGTGTTGAAAGGATGTCGCAAACCCTTTGTAGGGTTACGGCTTGTCGTTTGCTAATGGAGGGAGTAATTCTTTCGAATTCTCCGCCAAGGGTAGCTTGGTCGCTAACAAGATGCAAATCTTGGAACGACTGACTATGACTTGTTCTACCATTGACAAACAGAACATCGTCATCCCAACCAAGGTTAGGGTAACGAAGTTCTCTTTCGATGGCAATGAAAGCTTCGGCTTCATTGTCAATAACCTCCTGTTCACATGTTTCCTTGAGTTTCCCCAAGGTCTCATAGATTTGGCGAATATCGCTAATCGCAAGAACATTTGGTTCGTCCCTCAGCTTCCCATCCGTAGAGAAGACCTGTAAGTACAGATCCCGCAAAAATGCGGGGACCTGTACTCCCTTCTTTCCTCTACCCGAAAGGTAAAGGTTAGATGGAGTGTACTGGCGCTTCTCCAAGCACTGTTCAAAGTGCTTGCGGACAGCTGGCAAATCGATGGTCAACATACGTAAACCACGATTAACCAGTTCGTGAAGAGAGCGGGTCTTATCCCTTTCCCATTCACGCGCACTACCATACGTCCACCTCACGTCTTCAAAGACGCTGTGGATGTATCCCTCAAGCGAGTGTACTAGGCTGTTCGTCATAGTACTTCCTTTCATGGAGGTTTATGAGTCCTAGCGCTAGTCCCCTTATCGCTCACTTATGATTGTGAGGGTTAACCGCCGCTGTTAAGCGCCGATATCCCAAGCAGCCAAGTCGTCAGCCTTCGATGTGATAAAAGCACTAAGTGCTTGAGCCACATCGCCGACTGCGCCCACCACTGCACCCCGCTGATTGCGGATGTGAGTGTAACTCTGAGTTACAGTAGGAAAGCCGTCTACGTCAAATACGGTGACCGTGAGGTCAGCGATATGCCGTTCCGTCTGAATCTGCTTGTAACCAGCACCGAAGACTTGGTTCTTAGGCTTGCCTTCATAGGCATGCTTCAGTTCCAGTTTGACTTCGGTACCGGGAACGGTGGTCTTATCGAGCCACACGCTCCCGTAGTTGTCCTGATTCTTCTTTGTAAGAGAATAGGCCTGGGCACCGATGGTGATCGCGATTGGAGAGGTAATAGCCATTGAAGGTTGTTTCCTTACACACACAAAGGATTTGCGCAAAGCGCAAATGGTTCTGCAAAGCCCTAATCTTTGTTAGGTTAACTACTAACGTCGCAGAGACGCCAGTAGCGCTAGCAGAGTAGCAGCTTGCTTTTTGGTCATAAAACCAAAATGCAGCAGATCAGACACGCCGCTGACAAGTGGGAGTTCACGTAGTTTATAAACTATGTCAACTCTGCCGTCTCTGTGACCAGAATAGTCACGGATAGGCTCATCTCCCGGAAGGGAGTTGGTCAAATTCCACTTAGCAGTCGTCGTCACAAAACGCTCCCTCATGATACATAAATCAGAAGGGATGACAAGGTCTGTGTTCTCAACGGCTTTAAGACTATCTCCAATGTTAATGAAGTAGTCTACCAGCCACGAGAAGGGAATCGCTTCCCAAACAGTCGAAGGATCAGGCTCATCTAGGTCTAAAACATGCTTAACTGCATTGTTAAAGTCCGTGAGCGCCTGAACTTCGAGTAACTTGTCTCTTTGTGGATGCCAGTGTACTGAGCCCCAGATTTTACTCCGGTATTCAGTATGAACTGGACCACCCCAAGAACCCAGAAAACTCGAAAAGAATGTCGAGTTTCCGTCTTCACGGGTTGTCTTTTCAGACACAAAGACGCGTCTACGACTACCACCTGCTGATATCAGATCGTTGAACTCGTGAACACGAGCTTCGACAGCTTCTGTTATCGTTGACAAGGTTTTAATATCTTGCAGCATTGAAAGGTAACCGAACTTCCAGTTAAGGAAGCCGCCACCAAACAATCCAGCAAAAGTCCTTGCAGCGAATTTTAGCAGAGAGGTAGCATCCAACAGTTCCAGTATGAGAACCGGAATGGAGATCGTATAGCGGAATGGATTAGTATTAGAGAGTATCTTTGCGATAATCTCGCTATTACTAGGTTCCAAAGCGCTCCATCCCCCTGGTGGTGATGAAACAGATCCCGTTGCATTCGGCATCGTAGCAGGTACTTGACTGTACTTATGATACGCTGTTGGCGGATGGAACGAGTAATGCATGTAGTAATTGAAGAGAGGTGGTTTCACATCTCTTTGGAAGATTGAGAGAGGGCTACTGGGTGTTAAACCAGTAACCGGATCCTTGGTCTTCCCTACATAATCATCACAGACATCATCGCGCTCGACGTATGGAAAGGGGCCTGAAGAGCCCCCATGATCATACGAATAAAAGCTTCCAGAGGAAGCTATCCGAGTGCGGGTGCGATGTCGGAACTGCATAGTCTGATCCTCCTATTAGGGCACGTGATTGTGACGGATAGGAACCGCGAAGAGAGCCATAATGGCTC